AACCTTATTATGATCCTGAAACAGGTACTCAACTAGGTACTAGTGAATCTGGTATTACTGATTCTCAAAGGGCTATGCTCTTAAAAGAAAAAGAATCGTTGGCTAATCAACTTCAATATGCTGCTATGGCTCCAGACCTTTATGGTGGAGTAGATATAAGGTCTAAAGACCGTACTATGATGAATAAATCTAGATCTAGTCTAGGTGATATGTATGATGGTACTTTCCTTAACTTATATCAAAATATAGCGGGTATTGGTCAACTAGCAGGGGACACTACTGGTTGGGAATCTCTTAGTAAAGCAGCATCTAAAAGTGTACAATTAAATAAAATGGAAAAAGGCTTAATGCCTGAAACATTATCATTTAGTGATGTAGCTAATTCTAAAGGTGCATGGGATACTATTACTAATGGTGCTTCTTATATCTCTGGTCAATTAATTAATTCTTTACCTTATATAGCAGCTATCATTGGTGGTGAAGTAGCTACTGGTGGTATGGCTACTCCTTATATTGGTGCAATGTTATCTACTGTTCCTGTGTCAATGCTTTATGCTGGTCAATTTTATTCTGAACAACCTGATGATAAAAAAGACCCATTGCTAGCCGTAATGACTGCAATTGGCTCTGGCACATTAGATAAAGTAGGTTTAGATATTTTATTAGGTAAAAATTTATTTACAATAGCTGGAGAAAAACAAGCTATACAAGCTATGATAGCTAACAGCTCTAAAACAGGTGTTGTATTAGGTGAAGCAGAAGCACGTAGCTTATTACATACTGCTACTAAACAGCAAATAATGGAGCTTACTAATTTTAGTAAGGATTTTGCTCTTAAGCAAATTAAAAGCCCTGAAGCAATAGCTAGGCGTACTGCTGATCTTACTATTAAATCTAGTGCTGAAATGATTACTGAAACTGCGCAACAAGAATTAGAAATGCTTGGTCAATCTGGTCAATTTAATACTAACTATAGATATAAAGAAGATTATTATCATCAACTTAAAGAAGCTGCTGCTGGTGGTTTCTTAATAGGTGGTACTGTATCTGGTTTTGGTCACGCTACTAACATGGCTGGATGGCATGGTACTGCTGATTTAATGGCTTTAAATGAAAAGATGTTAGGAGATTCACAAAGGTTTCAAGCTTTAAATGAACAAAATCTTGTTAATAATACCGGAGGTTATAGAACAGTTCAAGACATGGCTAGAACAGAAAGCAGAGAGACTCAACAAACTAATGCTGAAGGATTTGAAAATATACCTGTGCGTACAGGCTTCTGGAAAGAGACTGTATTACCAATGATAACTTCTCCAGTATCTATGCTTAGGCAATTTGCTCATACGGCAATACCTTCTATTACTAATGAAGATGGTAGCTTTAAAACTAACTTAGCAAAAATTAAAGCAATTATGGGTGGCTTTGGTATATTACCCGGAGAACATGCTGGTGGTTTTAGACAAAGACTATTAGGTAAATGGTCTGAAGGTACTGATGTGCATGAATTAGCAGCTGACTTAGGCGTAAGTACTACAGAAGCTGAGAGACTAGTTAATTTAGGTATTCAAAATTATTGGTCTCAAGGTATAACACTTAGTGGTGATGCTACATCTGATAAATTACAAAAGTGGAAAAATAGAGTTGATGAAGTAAACCAATCTATGATTGACTTAGGTATTGCAGCTGGCATAGATGTTACATCTTTATTAGGTGGTAATAGTTTATTTAATACTGTTAAAGTTGACCCAGCTAAATGGGTATCTAATAAGATGCAAATATTAACTGAAATGGTTAATGTAGGTGCAGATCAAAATTCAGCTTCAACAGCTATTGATAATATGGTTTCTAACAATAAACAAGATTCTAGTTTAGCCAGAAATTACTTAAACCAGTATGGTGTATTTAATAATCCTGCTTTAAAACACTTATTTAAAGAAGGAGTGTTTGCTAATATAGAACAACAAAAAGAACAAATAGCTAATAATATAATGGCTGCTACTTACTTTGGTAAAAATGGTCAGGTATTAGCTAATTTATTAAGGAAAGCTAAAGCTAATGGTGAGTTTGTTAGCGAAGAAGAATATAAAGATACTTCTACTGAAGTAAAAGCTTTTTATGATATGATGAATAATAATTTTCATGCTCCTAATGAAAATTCAGTTATTAATAAATCTATTGGTTGGGCTACTACAGGTAGTTTATTAGCTTATCTTTCTAAAGCTGCTGTGTCTTCTCAAGCGGAAGCTGCTATAGCTTTATTAGGTACTCCCGGTAGTATGATTATTAAACAATTATCTACTTATTTTAAATCTTATTTTAAAGAAATTAAATCAGATATAAATATGGGAGCATCTTATGCTGCTTCTCGTGTAGGTATTGATATGCTTAGGTCTATACCTAGTGTTATTCTACAAAATAAACTTGATGCTCTTGTGTCATTACAACAAAAACCAGGACTAACACAGTTAGAACATGAAGATATCCAAAATCAAGTAGAAGATTTAACTAAACAACACTTCAATGAAAACCTTATTACTAGACTAGGATATAATGAAATAGGCTCTAATGCTGCTGTTAGGTATGATTATGCTAATAATAATTCTGTTATACAACGTAAAATTATGGGTGTGTTTGCTAGAGCTATTACTCTTAGAGCGCAAACAGATGCTAATAGAATAGCTGTACTTTCAATAGGCTCAGATATTATGTTAACACAATTACGTAGCCTTGCTAATGTTCCTGTTAATTTAAGAGACATGGCCTTTTCTTCTGGTATGGGATTAACTAAAGAACAAGCTCAATCACTAACCGAGCTACAATCTTATGGCTTAGATGTACATGGTTTCTTAAACCAAATAGAGAAAATGCCAACTTTAAATCCATTCTCTAGTGAGTTTATGAGTGCTGATGCTACAACAGTTGAAGCACAACATTTACAAGATAACGTAGCTACAGCTTTAGCAAATATGGTTGATCAAAAAATTGTTAATCCACAAGCATTTAATACACCTAAAATATTTAATGATCCTCGCTTTAAACTTATTACTGCTATGGGGAGGTATATGGCTACAGCCAGTGCTGTTGTGTTACCCAGATTATATAAACAATATATATTAAATGGTAATGTTGCTATGAGATACAGCGCATTTGCTACTATAGGTATGGCACTTATTGCTGGTCAACTAGTTAACATGCTTAAAAATGGTATGTCTTATGGTGATGACGATAGCCCTTATATTAAAAGCAGTGTAAAGAAAGCACAAAGAGTTATTTATAGCTCTGGTTTATTAGGACAAATGGAACCATTAGTAGATAGAATATCCCCACTATATGACTTTAATAGTAAGAAACCACCTTTATTTGATAAAGTAAATAGCAAAGGTCGTACACAAGAAGGTAAACCTTTAGAATATGCTTATGCTACTGCTAAAGAAATGTTACCCCAGTCTCCTCAAATTACTTGGGGTTCTAATATAGTTAAAGGTGTATCTGAATTAGCTAATAATGAAACAGAAAAAGGTGCAAAAAGCTTGGCAAGATCTATGCCAGTTATAGGAAGCTTTCCTATAGCCCAACAGGAGTTTGCAAACATATTTAAGAAAGAAGGTAAATAATGGTCGTTAAAGTAAATGTACCATCAACAATAAGTAATGCGCCTATTGGTGGTAAATTATCGGTTCAAGACCTAATGAACCAAGCGGTAGATAGATATGGTCAAGCTTCAACTCCTGTAATACCGGGATCACAGGCAGCACAAGAAGGAGTTAACACATATAACCCTGTTCCTTTAAGTGTGCCACCACCCCCAGCCCAAGGGATGAGAGGGGTAGTAGAATCTAATAGGATTACTGCTGAGTCTTCTCCTGAAGCATTAGCAGAAGTAACTCAATCACCTTATGCAGGTATACCTCGCAATGAACCTACATTTGACGAGTCAGGTAGAGCAATTATTGACCCTAATACAGGTGAATATATTACTCGTAGAATACCTATGGAAAGGTTTGGTCAGGAACAAGAAGCACAATTAGACACTGTTCCTAACTTTGATCCTGCTCTTATGGAAGAAAATCCTGTAGAGATGGCTAGACAAATTATGTCAACTAATAATAAAGGTGATTTTGATCAAGCAACTATTAATAAATTTGCTGACAAAATGGCCCCTACATTAGCAACAATAACTAATACTACTGAACATGATTTGTTTAACCCTACAGAAGCTACTATAGGTAGTATGCAACCGGGTTATGAGGGTGTACCTGTTGGTATTCAAGTCCAACATCAATTTGAATTACCCCAAGAGCAAATAAAACCTTTAGCTACTATTATAGGTATATCCCATATACTAGCTACTGAACAATCTAATCAGCTCAAGGATAGTCCTAATACAGGGTATACTAAAAATGATGGTATGATTGTAAATGCAGAGGGTGAAATAATTGAGGATGCTGTACCTCAAGTTAATCTTATTAACTCTATGATTAATTCTGCTCAAAATGCCCTTGAAAGAGTAGGCATTGCTATTCCTTATGAAGCTGTACGTCAATTAGTTGAAGCTAAAATACAAGCAGAAATCTACAATGAAAATCATAGATTAATGCAGGATAAAAATGGTAATTGGGTACTAGGTTCTACTCCTAGAATTAAAGATATGGCCAGAGAACTAGGTTATTTATCTGAAGCACTAGCAGGAGATACTCGCAGAGCACCTCCAAGTAAAGTACCTCAATTATCTGGATCTAATTTTTTAAAACCCGGATCTCAAACTAGTAGAAATACTATGAAGGTTCCTGGGGCTAAGTCTACAGTAGCTGAAGCAGTTAAAGATATTTTTGGTTCTATTGCTGAAAAATTCCAAAAGAAAAATGTAATATCTACATCAAAACAATTAGATGATATTAAAGCTAAAATGATTGATGACGAATCAGGTTATTACTCTACAAGTTTATTTGCTAAACGTCATAAAATGGATCAAGCTACTTATAAAAACCTTATGGGTAGAGTATCTCCAAATAAAGATTATGATGATAATAATCCAGAAGATAGGTTTAACTTTAATAATTCTAAGGTATTACATGCCAGAGATCAAATGGATTCTCGTATGAGAATGCTTGAAAATGATATTAAAAAAGCTATATCATTAAAAGGATTGTTGTATTCAGGTTTTATTCATAGCAGCGCTAATCAACGTTTCTTTAGGAACAGTGATGGCACTGATATTATGGCTTCTAAAGGTGGTGTTCGTGAAATGCTTAACTTTGGTGTGCAAGGTCATGTAAATGCTAATAGCTTTTTTAATCCCACAAGGATTAAAGAACTACAACAAAGAGCCGATAATATCTTTGCTAAACAAGGACAAGCTAGGCAAGACGCACTCTCAGACCTTACTCCTCTTGATAGGGCTACAATAGGCTTAATGGAAATGGCTGTAGTAAACTATTATTCTTTTTCAGGTGCTCCTGAAGTACAAAGAAAAAACATTAAAAAGTTTTCTGAAACTGAATTAATTAATATGTATACACCTGAAATAGGTCAAACATTAGCTGCTCATGGTAAAGATTATAACGATTGGTTAAATAATAAAATAGATTCTGATCATCCTTTTGTTATTAATCAACTGTCTAAAATGCCTAGAGGTGAATCACAAGGTTACGCTAATCTATGGGACGATATGTTTCAAATTATGGTTGTGTCTATGAACCCTAATAATAAAACACCTGTAAGATTATCTGCTTTAAACTATGATGATGGTAATCAGAATGGTATTTTCTTACAAGCACTTTATTCGGGTAACAGTAGTATTTCTACTCGATTAGGTTCGTATAATCCTTTATTATCTGATATGCGTGGTCATGCTCTTAATATTATTTCCGATCAGTTAGATGAGCTTTTACCTGACAATCCAGAAAAGAAAGAAGCATGGGCTAAATTCTTTAGTGAAGCTTATACTAAGTTACCTGATAAATTAGCATCTGATTTATTTAAAATTCCTATGATGCAAAATTCATATGGTAAAGATGCTAGTATGTTCTTTGAACATGTTAGAGAGTTTTTAGAAGATTCACAAGAATATTCAAATATATATGGTGATGTATTATCATCTGTATATGGTAATGATATTAATGCAGCAGCATCTGATTTATCTAATGCTATGGAATCTACTTTAAGAAAAGCCCTTAACCCTAAGTTTGTAGAAGCGCTTAAACGTGCTGGTCGTATGTTTGCTATAATGGATACTGTGCCTACTATAGAAGGTACAGCTAAAGATCATTGGGTATTTAGTTCTGTTGATTGTGGTTTTATACCTGACTACAGTAAAAACGTTATGAGTACAAGCGTAACATCTGAAGGCCAAGAGATAATTGAAAAAGCAATAGGACAAACAACTACTTCATACATGACACCTACGGGGGTTGTTGAAGCACCTATGGCTAGGCGAGGGTTAAATCCTAATGCTTCTAAAGGTATCCAAAGGTTCTTTAACAAAATTAAAAAATCATTTGATATATTTGAAAACCCTATGGGTTCATCTTTGTCTAGGCAAATGGGTGTTATGCCTATTCAATCTACTGATGGTGATTTAATTAAGCTAATGATGTTAGCTGTTAATTCTAAATTAGGTATGCCTATGCCTGTAGCTACTGTGCATGATGCGTTAATTACAACAGCTGATTCAATGCACATATATAGAAATGCTTATAATAATATTGCTATTCCTCAAGCTATAGGGGAGATAAGTAAATTTGGTATTAAATTAGAACAATCTTATACCCAAGCTAAAGAAAAATTGTTTAACAAATTATCTGGAGAAGAATATATAGGCATTGGAGATAATGGGGATTACCCTTCTCTTGGATCAGCCTTTGAAGAGATATCAAAGAAAATAGAAAGCTCTGCATATAAAGAAATCTTTTTAAGACGCTCTTATAACAGCGAAGATACTTGGAATAAGTATGTAGCTGAACAAAAAGCTATTCTTAAAAAAGCAACGGATGCTGGGTGGGTACAAGGTAAACCTAATTTAGCAGTAAATGCTAAATCTTTTAGATCTTTATTTAATTTAGCCGAAGAAGCATTCGAAATGGGTGGGGCTAATAATAAATTTGAAGGATGGGTAACTAACTTTAAAAAAGAAGTAGAAGATGGTTGGAAAGAATTTAAAAGAAATACTGGTAAAAATGGTATAGCTCAAATGACTCATGCTTAAATAAAAAACCCCCTCAAGGATTATTCCTTGAAGGGGTATTTTTTTTTTTACTTACTTAAAAGATTACGAATTTCTTTTCTGGTATTTGAAGATAAATTATCTGCTTTAGTTAAAGCATCTGTATCAGACATGCCTTGTTTAATATATCCATCATAATTTTCTCGATGCATTTTACGAATAGCGGCTTCATTTAATTCTGGAGTATTGGCTAAGTTAGGATTTAATCCAAGAGACTCACACACTTCAGCATCAGAGACTTCTGTATCACCCCTTAAGGCAAATATATTATAGTTTTTTATTTCATTCATTAGCATTCTCCCAATCAGTAACAACTGTATAGTCATCTACAAAATCTAAATGACAATTTGCTGGAGGAAAATAACCCATACCTCGTAAGAACCTTTCAAATTGTTCTACTACTTCAGTGATATGAGAATGAGCAGACATCTTCATACGAGTAGTTTGTTTAGGGTTGTTATGTGTACATTCAAAAACAATGCTGTCTTCGTACATATCGTTAATATCATATTCATTAATCATCTGATTCCCCTAATAATTGTTCAAGTGATTTTACTTTGGTTGTTTTGTTTTCTAATTTTTTTGCTTTTCTTGCTTCAAAAAAGCTATCTTTATTTTCTTCCATAAATTTTTGCATTGCTAATAATTCATTAATAATTAAAGATAATTTTTTAGCTTTTTCAGCATACTCTTTTTCGTTCCACACACCAAATTCTAAGCTAATGTTTCTATTGCAGTCAGATAAAGTAACATCAGCCTCCATAGACCAATCATTAATGTAGCAATGAGCTTCAATAGCTGCTAATCCATGTTTACTATTGAGGAATTTTCGTGATCTGTATTCTTTAGATTTCATATGTGTCCTTGTGGTGGGTCATGCATGAATCGAACATGCACTCGTGACTTAGAAGATCACTGTTCTATCCGTTGAACTAATGACCCTGATATGGTTGCGACAATTGGGTTTGAACCAATGACCTAGCGATTATCAACCGCTTGCTCTACCAACTGAGCTATATCGCATTGATTCCTATTAGGGGTCAGCTGGGCTGTCCAATAATAAAATCTTCTAACTCTTTTACAGTGATAGCACCTACTTTAGTACGCAAAAGATTATCATGATCATCTGTAATAGCAAACGTAGGTACAGCTTTTACGTTAAATTTGATAGCAAGATCTTTATCTTTGTCAACATCAATATGATGAATCAATGTACCATATTCAATCATAAAGTCAATATCTTTAATACGATCATTCATAATTTTGCATGGTTGACAAGTAGACGTAGAGAATTTATATAAGTTAATCATAGTTCACATACTCCTGCAGTACAAGCTAACATCTGAGCACCCTCTACATTGTCACGATCTTCTGTAAACAAGTCCCAATTAATATTAGGCTGTGTAGCATACAAACTTTCATAGGTAGAGGCATCAATAGTTTCATATGGGGCTTGATGATAAGTACCACCATCATCAGGTAAGAAACTGATACCAGTACACTCATTAAAGTGTTCGTATACCCATGCACCTACTTCCATCCATTCATGTTCTTTAACAGAGATAGTTACGGATGGTTTGTGTTCGCACCAGTATCGTTGATATGTTAACCATAATTCTAAGTGGTCCATAGCAGTAAGGTTTTGACGAGTAAACCCTTCACATTTCATAGGAAAAGAGAATACAACTGTTTGTTCAGGCTTCATAAAGCATGGTTCATTATTGACACCCTGCTCGATAAGGAACTGTGTTAATGGATCTTTAATATCCTGACGAATACGTCTGATATAATATGGAGCGTGACCGGGATGAATACCACTACTTGTTAGTGTTAATTGGGATACAGTACCTTCAGGTTTAACACAGGTAATAGCTGCTGATTCAGGTACACCTAAGATCTTAGCCCACTCTTCATTTGTTTCACGAGCTACATCACGCATTTCTTGTAATAAGTCATCAAGATATTCTGAGCCTTCATTACGTAGGTATTTATTATCAAGAATACCAGTCATAGACACACCTAACAAACGTTCTTGTTCAGTATTTGTTCTCCATATTTCCCTAAGATAAGGAAAATAAGTTAGGGTTGATTGCATGGTACCCATAATAGTAGCAATCCTAACTTTGTGTTTGAGGGATTCAACAGTATCCTCTGGTGAGACAACAACGGTGGATAGGTTACAAAACTGGTAAGGCTTGAGGATGATTTCTGAACAGGGATTAGTTCCGTAGTCTACATCAGCTGACCTACGTCCCCATTTTGCTGCTTGCTTTTGTGATGCTTCACGATTAAAGATTCCTCGTTCACCTGAGTGACTATTATAAATGTCTAACCATTCCTTCATGAACTCACCCATAGAAGGTTTACTATTGTATACAGCTGAGTTGTTAGCTAATGCACGTTCACCATGATTTTCCCACCAAGCACCTGCCTTAGCGGTAGCATGGTCATGATCACCTAAATCACCTAAGCTAATCATAGCACTACGGCGTACACCACCTACAACAACTACCTCACCTATTTTACACATGATATCATGACACTCAATAGGTTTAAGTACACGACCTTGAGCTACCGTAAACTTAGCAATAGTATATTTAAATAGTTCTACTAATGGACCAGGTCCAGAGGCTCTACCACCAAAGGTCTTCAGAGGGGTACCTGCTGGTCTCACCTTGGAGACGTCCCAATGAGGGATTACTCCCCTATACAGACAATCAATCAGTTGCTTGTAGGCCTCACACCAGCCTTCCTTGCTATCTTCTACAACAATAGTGTCTGATACTTCCATAAGTACAGGTACTTTAGGTAATGTAGAAGTATACTTAGCCTCTGCTGAGAAGCCCACTCCTGTACCACATAATAGGATGTACATAGCTTCATCAAAACAACGAGGATGATCTACAGGTAAGTAAGAACAGTTGTATGCAGCTACATTAGTACGGCGTAATGCTTCACCAGCAGTCATAACAGAACGCATAGAAGGTAATACTGCTAATGTATTAATTTCATTACGTAATACTTTCCAGATACTATGATCTGGTTTTATTTTATTCTTTAATTCTCTTTGAAAGAAGTTAATCCAACGATCAGCTGTTTCATCCCAGTTCTCTCTACGCTTTTCTTCAGGGAGATAGCGGGAGTAACGAGATTTTGCAATTAAGTTTTGGTAAGAGTTCATGGTTCCTTTTAATTATTCTTGGGTATTAGGGGGCAACTGACCAGCTATGGTTAGCTAGTACTAACAGAAAAAGTATTTTGAATCATAGACTTGTTGTAAGTCTAGATCACCAGCTTCAGGTTGGGGATAAGCAAATGTATTCTTGTTTAGCATCAATGTATCCATAAGGTTATTAAAAAAATCAGGGATATCATATTGAGCTACAAAGGTCATCTTAGTTACTTCTTGAAGAAAATCCACTTCACTAGCATGAGTATTAAAGCTATCGTGAACGGCAGCAAAGCTACTATTAAAGATACATATAGTATTAGCCATATGGGAGGCATCATAACTATGTACCACGTTAGGACTAATACCAGAAGCAAAAGACCTTCTACAAGGGACTTTTTCTTTAGTTTCTTTATTAAGGACATCCACTTTAATAACATGGTTAATTCTACCTTTAGGGTTATTAGGTATACCTCTAATAGTACCTTTATGTTTACGCTCATGTTGAAGAAAAGCTTTATATACTACAGGAAATCCTGATGGTGTATGCCATGACAGTTGATTACGACCACAATTAAGCTCATGTTCAGCAATCTTTTGCATATATTTAGTAGTCTTTAAAGGACCAGAACATACAGCATTAATAGCTTTAATAAGGTTACTAGCTAACTCACCACATTCTTGTTCAGTAATATTGTATTTAACAGTAAAGCCTTCTACGTGGCAATCATCATACATATTCTTTGCTATACGTTGTTTACCAGCTGAGTATGCACGAGTCATAGAGCCTCTCTTAGCAATACCTTTTCTGATGTCCTTCATGGGCATCTTTTTATTTTCAAAATAATTAGGCATCAACCCAATAAGTTCTTTAGCTACAGCTACATAGAAATCTTTTTGGATATCAGTAGGCATTAATGATACTAACTTACCTGCTTGTTTATCTTTAGACATAGCCGCTAAGTGTTGCCATCCATTATTACTTCCATCAATAGGAATAGGAAAGCCGGATTTATAAGGTAATCCTTTAGCTTTATAACGCATATAGTTGGCTATCTCACAACAACAAGCTAATAAGCTATAAGGTTTTTCAGCTGATTGATCAATGTATTTTGTCTTAGCAATACCAGCTATTGTATTAAAGTTATTATCTACCCAAGCTACTCTGTCCTCTAAAGTTATTTTGTCAAGAGAAATAGTATCAAGACCTTCTGATTTAAGGTATGTACTATAGTCTGTTGTAAAATAAAAAGGTATATCATTGATGCTAAATGATTTATTATAGCATCCTGCTGTATGAACTTTTAACCAGAACAATCCACGTTCAGTTATTTCTTTTTTATTTTCAAACAAAAAGAGACTACGAGCTAAGTCACTACCCTGAAATTCTAAGAATGATTCAGCGTAATATACTCGACCACGATAGTCACATGATACTTCTTGATAAAAGGTTTTATCACTTACTAATTCTGCTTTCTTTAACACTTGATTGTACTCAAAGAATTTACTTATCATACGCTGTAACTTAGGATCTTTCTTACCAAGAAACATTGTGCCATCTAAGTGTTTAAGATTTTTAGGTAGCTCTAAATTTTCATAATGAATATTATAATTGTAAGTTACACCAGTATCATCTATTAACTCTAATGTTTCTTTAGGTTTAGTGTATTGAATACCTTGTAGTACATCTAGATTTATTCTCCAGCCTTGTTGTCTTAATATCTCAAGTGATTTAACAAAAGGTTTATCAAGGTATTCATGAAACAATTTACTGTTAGTCCATCCCTTAATAAAAGGTTCTTTAGTAAGGTTACTGTATAGACCAGCAATAGGTAACAATGGTTCAAATGAAGTACCAATTAAGGTTGGCTTAATATTGTCAGGCATATTAACAATACGCACCATGTAAGGTGCTTTAAATCCTTCATACTCACGGAATATATCTATAAGTCCGTCTTGGAGAAATACTTCGAGTAAAATGTCTCCAAGAGCGAGAGTTGATTTGATGTTGCTTTCATCAGCTCCAATAGCTCTTGCAATTCTTTGTCCGATAAGGTTACTTGCAAAAGTAAGTTTAACTGATGCACTGTGAGTTGCATTCTTGTTGCGAATACAGTACCGTAATAGTGTGTCCCACGATTCATTAACAAACCTTTCTAAATCATATTCCCATGTTGGATGATGTGCTAATAGTCGAGCACCTTCATTATAAATCTTATCTGAGTTGACTACGACTTTAGATACTCTTTCAGATAAGTATTGTGTTGGATTCATAAGTTCCTTAAGCGAAGTCTACCATTGTTTTCTTGTATAGCCGACCTGTATCACCATCATAGTGTGTTGTACCACATCTACCTGTTAAACCAGTTAGTCTTGATTTGAGTACTTGAAGCTGAATTGTATTACGAATATTAACATCATCACTAGTCATATCACGAGCAAAGCCAATGATATCAAATGCAATTTGTTTGATTGAACCTGAACCTTTAATGTCATCTAATGAAGGTAATTTACCTTCTTCAAATGGAGTCATGCCAAGACCTGACTTGCGTAGGTGAGAAATAATACCAAGCCAGATGTTATGTTTTTTAGTGATCTTAAGTAAGTCAGACATGAATGAATCGACTGCTTCATTACCTGTTTTACCTTTAGCACCTTCAGATACAGCAATAGTGATGTGATCTAAGATGATATATTTACAACCCATAAGAGCTAAGTGTTCCATCTTGTCTACTAATGATTCATCACTAACGGAACCTTGATGGTCTAGTAGTACTAATCTTTCATCACCAAACACTTCTTGGAATGCTTTGTATTTATCTTCTTCAGATACTTCTTCTCGATTTAAATTACGATGTAGTTTCATACCAATAAACTTTTCAGCTGTATCACCTACTGATTCTTCAAGAGAAATCATACCTATCATATCATTTGTTTTAGCTAAAAGTTCTAACACAATTTCTTTAATAACAGTTGATTTACCTGAGCCAGTACCTGAAGTAAACAATACAATTTCACCTAGACGTATACCTTTAATCTTTTCATTAAGACCATCAAGACATTCAGGATAAGGAATAGATACAACAGAATCTTTAAGCTTGTATTGTGTCCAGATATCTTCACCTTTAACTACATCTGCTGGGCTATAAGAGCGAACATTAAAAATACATTGCATTAAAGCATCTGATCCATGTTTAATTAATACATCACACGGATCTTTCTCAGGTAATGTTGCTATCCTAACTTTATCATAGCCAATAATCTTAGCTGCTTGTTGAGTAGCTTTCTGACCGGGTTCATCCATGTCAAACATTAAAATTACTTCATCAAACTCTCTAAGCCATTCTCTTTGTGCAAGTACCACTGCCATTGCTGATGCTGAAGGTAACGCCACTGCGGGGTAAAAACGTTTGTATTTATCATACTGGGCTTGTGCCACTGCAAGAGCATCCAGTTCTCCTTCAGTAATAATAATCCGTTTACCACCTGTGGAAACATTCTGGCCAAACAATTCAGTGTCTTTAAAGTTACCATGTGTAGTAAATGTTTTAGGTAGCTTACGTTCTTTATACGCAACAATAGCACCATCTTTAGTGTAAGGATAGAAGTGGCTAACGATAGAACCATCCTCACCATAGCTAACTTTAACCCCATAGTGCGCTGCAACAGCTTTATGGATACCTCGTTCTTGAAAACCTCTTGTGTCATAGTTCTCGATTTCCTCTAATGTATGCATGGAATAATTCTCTTTGTGATAAACAGTTGGTATAAAGTTAGGATCAATAGGGGATGACTTTTGGCAGCTAAAACAGAAGCCCCATTCATCATCCTCCTTATAGCTAAATGCGTCTGATGAATCACATTTAGGACATGGTGCATGTACCCATCTTGTCATTGCCAATCCCTATTATCCTTCATCTCTCTAATTTCTTTTCTACGTTCTCTAGCTTCTTGTTGTGTAGTCTTTTTCTTAGTAAATTGTTGTTTAAATTCATCTTTAAGTTGAACGTATTCTGGTAATGGGGTATCTTTAACTTTTAGTTTTTTCATTTTGAAGGTTTAATAAACTTTACTGCGCCAATGTTTCCATTGTACCAAATTCTTTCTCCATCTTCATTAAGATCTCTCGAAAGTACCTCTGATGCCCACTGCTCTTGGACCTCCCTATAAGTGAGCATTCCTCGACCGAAGACCCAGTCGAAGATAACAAAAGTAAATGATGAAACTCCGTAGTAGACAAGATCGTCCAACAATTCTCTGCACGAGGATTGATAAGACTTCCAATCACTTTCTTTGCGGGTGACAGTTCGTCTTGTTGCCCCGGGTTTAAGCTTTTTTGATTCACTTATTAGTTGCTTTCTTCCAATGTATCGTCTTCCTGTTTGAAGGTTTTCGATGTAGTAGAGGAATCCAAAGGCTCCGTCAGGTCTGTTGGTAAGAGGATTCCAGTGTCCGTAGTCACCCATGTGAGTTTGTCCTTAAGTTCTTCCATTGATAAAGGTCTGAGATCATCATCAAACTCTCTGATATAAATACAATTAGCACACTTAACAAAGTTATTATACCAAGTTTCAGGTTGTTTGTCTTTCCAGACCTCAATAACCTTATTCCACAGTTGACTATTAGGTGTATCTTTAATTAGCTTTTCAGCTGTCTTAGCACCTACACCACGTAAACCTTGAATGTTATCTGTAGAGTCACCTGTAAGTAGCTGTGACATAAGAAACCTATATGCTTGTATGTCATCTAAATGGTATATCTCATTAGTCCTAAAGTTGTGATGCCATCCTGAGATAGAATTTAAATCTTTGTCGATATGAGATACAATAAAGGTTTTACCTTCATCAAGAGCTTTACGAGCTGTGATGCTACACAGATCATCTGCCTCACCATTGTCACCAGCTACACAGAAGTCTTTAGCGTATTCATATAACATATCAATACGATCTTTTACTTCAGGCTCAATAGTATCTTTACGATTTCCTTTATAAGCAATATCTACTTGGTACCTAAAGTTGTTAGCGCCTTTAATAAACACTACACCATTAGGTGCTCCAGTTAATTCCATAATATCCGCAAGCTTTTTATCTAAGTTTTTCTTACATAAAGCTGGTGATGGCTCTACAAAAGCAATCTGATACATGATACTGTCTGCATCAATGATTGCTAAGTCAAACTGCATATCATTATCAGTGTACTTCTGCATATGTCTTTCCAATGTGAGCGTCACCACCCATACAATTAATACCAAACCATTTAGGTGCTTCAATGAACGCTTCAATGGCTAACTCTTTTACTTCTTCTGCATACTCATCTTTAACTACAACAGCTAATTCATCATGATAATGAATGCTAAAGTAATAATGTATACCCCGTTCTTGTAGCTTTTGTTTGAGATAAACAATAGCTGCCTTACAAGTTACACCTTCAGCTGTTTGTAATAGGTAGTTTAATACCTGATGTTTAGAAGATACAAAGATGATACGACCATCAATACCACGAATGAATGCTTTGTCTTTACCAAATTGACTAGCAGTTCTTTCAAACATACCTTCAAGTTTTTCTTTAAGTTCTTTTAATCCGGGGATTGAACTTTGAAACTTATCTATTGATTCTTGCCCTCGTTTCGAGTCTGTTTTGCCTGTGAGTATGAGTCCAAGTTTTCCTGCTCCACCTCCAAACAAGAAAGCATAAAGCCAAGGCTTAGCGAGCTTACGACTAACACCAAGAGTGCTAGCATTGCGAGTATGAACGTCTCCATTGATTACTTCATTAGTAAAATCAGCGTTATCAATGTAATGACATAGACCACGCATCTGGTTACCCGCTGAGTCGGCTCCCACAATAGACGTTCCATCTTCACAAGTAAGTAATCCACGCATTTCTCTGCCATAAACTGAATCAACGCTAGGAAGATTAGCAACAAGCTCATGACGACAACGAAAGGTAGGAGTCCCAATAGTCCACATACGCCCATGAAGGCGGTTATCTTTCGATTCTTTAACAGCATCTATCCATCCTTCTAAAATACCTTTACGGCTTCTAATTGTATAATATTCAGATACTAACATTGCATCTGGTCCAAGTTTTTCTAATGAAGATTCAGTAATCTTAGGTGACTTTCTAACAAACACCCCATTAATTTTTTCAACATTCCATTCATCAGGAATCCATCCAAGGCTATACAACCAGTCTTTAACTACTTCAATACTGCCTACTTTACCTTGTTCAAAGCTGATTCGTGTATATGCACCAGCAACAGGCCTATCTTCACGACCTCGTTGCAAGTCATATCCAAAGTGTTTAGCAGTGTTAACAGTATAGCAACCGTCTTTACGCCATGCAGGTTCTTTAGGTTCTTTATCTAGCTTAATACACCGCATACCTATTCTAGGTTCAAGTACAGATTCAATAGCATCTAGTTTGTTATTGATATTTATTAACAATGTTTGAGCACTTGCCATATCAAACATCCAACCTTTATGTTGAATCTCTGCTTCAATCTTAGCAAATTCCATCTCAACTTCGATACCTTTCTTGTATAGAGGGTTAGTCTTAATTAGTTTTAAAGATTCTTCTGCAAGTACCTTATAAACTTTAGCATTAAGCTCTACATCTCGTACACAATACGTAAGCATTTCTTTAGTGTACTTACTGAAATCATTGAATTCTAATTTAGGAAATCCTAATTTAGAACCCCAACCTTCTAAGCCATGTTTATGTTCCCGCTTATATTGATTAAGCAAAGATAGTATCCATGTATCAACAACTGTTTGAGTACTTTTAGGTTCCCATCCAGTTAATTGTTTAAGTACTACATTATCATAGCCAATAATGTTGTGACCTATAAGTACATCTGCTTTATGTAGTTCATTAAGGCCTTCAGGTAAAGATGGTAAATCATTATCATAATCTGAATAACATTTACGTTCGTATGTATCAGCATTAATAATAACTAATAACCAAATATCAGTTACTGTATCGAGTAAGCCATCTGTTTCAATGTCATACACATACCTTGTTTTTGCAGTCATGTTATATTACTTCCATAGTAAGCAGTATTCGATACTTTTCTTGTATAGAGGGTTAGTCTTAATTAGTTTTAAAGATTCTTCTGCAAGTACCTTATAAACTTTAACATTAAGCTCTACATTTCGGATACAATAGGTCAACATTTCTTTAGTGTACTTACTGAAATCATTGAATTCTAATTTAGGAAATCCTAATTTAGAACCCCAACCTTCTAAGCCATGTTTATGTTC